AATGTTGGACGCAAGCCGCTTCGACAAGCATATACGTGGATACCAGCTGCGTGCAATGCACGGTGTCTACCATATGCTTTTCGGACAGGGGGAAATACAGAAATTCTGTGATTTCCAATTAGCTTGCAAGGGCCGGACTACCAAGGGCATAAAGTATCGCCTTGGGCCGCAAAGGAAGTCTGGCGACATGGACACCTCGCTTGGCAACTGTCTCATAATGTGTGGGATGGTCATCGGCTGGCTGAGAAGGGTCGGAATTGCCAAGTTCGACCTTTTCGACGACGGCGATGATTGCTTGGTGTTCATCGAGCGTGCGAAGCTGGCGCACGCACTTGCTACCCTCGACGGCGAATTCGCGGGTATGGGGCATAACATAACTCTTGAAGGTATTGCCAACCGTCTAGAGGAGATTGTTCACTGCCAAGCTATTTACCTGGGCGGTAGCGTCGGCGTCATGACTAGGAAGTGGGAGAAAGTTCTTAGTCATGGCCTTTGCTCCATTCGCCACTTCTTCTCCAAGCGCGGCGGATCGCGCATACTTAAGACAATGGCATTCTGCGAATCAGTTCTTGGAACGCGAGTGCCAATTGTCTGGAAGTTTGCCGAGATGATGCGGCGCATGGTAAGTGGCGTACGGGCGCGGGCGATGATGTCTGATGATCTCAAGATATTGAGACGGGCATCATTGGAAATTGACATCAACAAGCTTGAGTCAGTTCCAATGCCCAGCGCACCCGACTACGAGACGAGATTGGCATTCGAGCGCGCAACTGGGGTTAGCCCTGCACGACAGCGCAGAATCGAGGGTTACCTTGAGGAGGATGTTAGATTCGATCTATCATTCGAATTCAGGAACCTTCGTACTATGCGCTATCGTACACCGGCCAGTGATGTGCCTCCTACGTATCTCGACTTCTCAGATACCGGGTGAACGCCCAAGAATGAACTCGATTCCGGGGGACTATGTGCGTAGCGCAGTAGCGCAGGGCCGACATTGTTCTGATGTCTTCCCACCGTCGCGGCAGTGGAGTACACGTAAGCGACGACCGGTCAGGCCTGGGGGAGGTCTTGAGGGATTCGGGCCCCTTTAGGGATCAAGAGGTTGACTGGCTGCCATTGAGGCAATAAGACCAGCCATAGGCGCTGTCGATTGGCGACACACGGCGGTGGGGTGTTTCAACCCTCTTCTGCATTCAGTGCACTAGAGGTGAGTTCTGACCACCGTCTTCTGATGGGACCATATGGCGCTCACGATCTCGGCCGGCGTTAGCTACGACAACACGCGGTTCCCATGTTGTCGTCTAAGTACCGTTTTGCCGTAGCGGCGGTCATTCACCGGTGGCAAAGCCGATCCGGTGTTTGCCGGCCCGGAACCGACGCACCTCTACAACCCTATGAGACGTTCATTCTTGCCGTGTCGGCTGTCCGCAATAGCGGCCAGTCGACTGACTTACAGCTGCCCCATAAAAGCAGCTGGGATCGTCGGGTGAAGCCACTCACGCTAGTCGTCATGAGAAACCAGGATGTGCGGGGCGCTGCACATCTCTGGGAGACTGGTGGCTAGTAGCACCCGCTGCTTGGAAAGGGGAGGGTAAACCTCGCGCGTAGATGAAAGCTGGCACCGGACGGAAGCGCGTGGGGGTAAACCGAACTGGAACATTCAGCGAGGAACTAGCTGGGTGGTGTGAACCGACGCGGAAGTTATCCGGAGCCCCCCCATCGGGGCAGTCCAAGTTTCAACCTCTTGCTTCCATAACAATACGCACGTGATGGGCTGTGCGGGGATGCCCGGAAGTAAGAA